CGCACGGCTCGGTCGATGCATCAACTTCTCCAATAGCTGCGGGAGACATCTTTGCGAAGCCACTAACAGACGCTGAAGGTCGATTGGTTAGTTTTGGTGATCCGTTTACGCTTCGTATTCGTCTTGAGTTAATCAGTATTACTGGTGATTATAGAGGCACATCAGGTACGGATAAAGCTAAGCCTCAGATATTAATTGGTGTTTGTGCAAACGCATCTGATTTTGATGCAACAACAAACAAGCACATGGCGTTTGGATGGAGAAACAAGTCCGAGTCTTCGTCAAGTCAAGCGATTGACCATACACCAGTGCTTCTGAAATATGCTCATGTACAAAATGATGGTGACGGTCATTTGGTTGTAAACCTAGCTGGAAGCTACGATACGGGAACTAACCTTTACGAAGGTGCGATTATTGTCGGTCCTGATACAGACATTTCCCACAACGCAGCGATTCTTTGCCAAGGGTATCATGACTCTGGCGACGACTTTTCTAAGGCCAACGTAGCGTACCAACTCGAAAGGCTTGATGACGCAGACAACAATTGTGGTGCTGGTCAGATGCATCTTTTCATCGCAATTGCTGATTCAAATGCACTCAACAACGGAAGCAGTACTGATTGTGTAATGACAATCCGGTTTAGTTACATGATTGATGCTGATCCGGTAAACGGTTGGGGTACAAGCTGATGAGAGGATTACCTGGAAAGTTTGCGCGACGAGACATTGGACGCCGAAAAAAGAACATTGAAGGCTGGCGTGACTTCGACCCACTTCATCCAGAAGCGGCAGTCTATGGTGACGGTACAAGCCACGCGCTTACACAACTTGATGGTAACGTAACGGTTAATGCAAACCGTGAGATTGTAGCTACATTTAAGGACGTAATATCAGCCAATGCTGGCGACCTGACAGAAGCAGATGTCTACTCTATTCCGTTGAGAAATAAAGACGGTACACCAGTTACTTTTGCAGACTCGTTCACCCTTAGAACGCAGATTGAATTGATCTCGACAAGTGGTGATATCGGCGCTGATGGCCAAAACAAAACGCGACCATTTTTTGGTCTTGGTTTTGGTCAACACGCAGATGTTGGCGATAGCAGCAACCATTATATTGCTAACGGTTATTGGTTAGGAGACTTTGCTACGGGCTCGGGTGTTCGGATCGTTAAGTTCAAAACAACCAACGTAGATACCCACAGCACTGTTCTCGCTAACGATAGCGGAAATCGAACCGACAACCTCAAACACATGACGGTCGATTACTTCGTTGGCCCCTGCATTGGTGCTACAGAAACAGATGACGACAATGTCATTGCGATTACTTGGGTTGGTCAAAACGCAAGCGGTAGCCTCGAAAGAAATGCCCAAGCAAATATGGGTGAGTTTGAGATGAACAACGCTAATGGATACATTGATGTTGATACCCAAGTGTATCTATACGCATTTTTTGGTTCACAGAACGCGACCGATGGTAGTAACGACCCTGCGGTAGTTACTTGCCGATTGCGTTACTTGCTAAATGCAAACGTAGGAAAAGCAGGGACAGGTGCAGCATGACACAAGATGATTGCGAAAACTCAAACTCGAAGGTTCATGTGCAGACTGAAAACTTTGAATCTGTTGGTCCATCTGGCACGGTTCGATACGATCTTGTCGGACTGCATGGTGAAGTAGATAAAACTATTTGGGATACCGCTTTAACATCTGCCGACAACGCCCTTGTTTTGTTACAATGGCTTGAGTCAAAAAGACCATAAGGAGACATCATGGACACTTTGAAAACTAAACTCTCATCTCGTAAGTTTATTGCGGCTTTTTGTGGGGCGTTGTTTCCTCCGATCCTTGCCTACATTGGTCAAGACATTGAACTTGGAGAAGCCTTGCAGCTTTCTGCTGCTGTGATTGTTTCTTACATTTTTGGTCAGGGATATGTAGATGCAGCAGAAAGCAAGGCCATTGCTGCCATTGGTAGTGATGAGTAGAAACTAAATGGCGCTTACATCCACTAAATTCGCAAACGCTGTATCATCAAAAGTTTTAAATGATGCAAACATGACTAATACTGCTCAACTTAATGTTGTAGACGGTCCTGGTAGTTTGTATTCATGTAAAATTGTAAACAGCAATAATGCAGCAGTTTATGTAAAAGTTGTTTTTACTTACGTTTTTACGGTTGGAAGCACCGCTCCAGACTTGGTTCTTTCTTGTCCCGCAAGCTCAACATATGAGTATGAGATTCCTGGTGGCATCCCTTTTACGGCTTTGTCTATTTGTGCAACTGAAAATGCAACACCTTCAGACAACACTACACCAAGCGTTAGTGGTAATGAAAAAATAGATGTAACGCTTGTGGTTGGGTGATTTATGGCTATTACTAAAACAAGCAGCCTGACAACACTAGCTGATAAGCTTGTTGTTAATTTAAGCGCAGATACAGATGCTTCTAACAATGTGACTGGTGCATCTTCTGGAAGCGTATACATCATAGAAATTGATGCCACTAAAGGGGTTGCTACTACTGATGAGAGTGTTTGTTATTTAAAGATTGCAGACGCTTCCTCGGCAACAGGCGGTGGCGGTAGCTCGACTGTACCTGTTTTAGTTTTACCTGCTCCGATCGGTGTCGTAACTAAGTACGTTATTAAAGGCGGTTGGGCTTTTACCGCTGGCCTTAGCTATTGGTGCGTGACTTCATCTACTCTCGCTGGAGACACAAGCCCAACAGCAGACATTAAAGTAAGTATTATTTCTTCATAGGAGTTTAAGATGGCAAATGAATATATTCGAGTGGCAATGGAGATTTCAAAATCCAAGACACCAAACACAAGCAAGATGATTAAAAACTTTGCTTTGGGTATTTCTGTTCTTGAAAAAGAAATTTCAGACTTGAAATCAAAAGTTTCGGAACTCGAAAAGAAAAAAGCTGCACCCAAAAAAGCTGCACCCAAAAAAGCTGCGCCTAAGAAAACCACAGCAAAAAAATAAACATTTGATGATGGTGCGAGGATGAAACAAGTGGAACCAGTAACATTGACTACTATTGCCGTTCTCGCATCTCTTGGTGTCGGCTTTGGCGCTGGATGGGGCCTCAAGCCTGATGCTGGCGTAAAAGCCATTGAGGCACAAACTGAGGCCATTAAAGAGCTTAACAACGGCAACGCAGAACTGGTCACTAAAGTTCAAGAAGTAGCGATCGAAGAGTCTAAAAGAGAGTCTGCGATTGCTGATAAACTTACCGACATGCCACCACCTTGCATTAGTGAGGTTGGTGGAGACCCCATGTCATTGCAGTGTATGTGGGCTTTGTGTATTCGTACAGGTGAAACAGATAAGCAACGATGCGAACCATCTAAGTTGACGGATAAGCTGCTCGGGTCTTATAGTTGTGTTGAAAATCAGTAGTTGGAGTCACCGTGGAACTCAAGGATTTAGTCGTACCTGGAATTACTGTGGTGTTTGCTGCTGGAATCTCATTTGCATCTTTTGAATCATCTGCACAAGAAGTTGATGAGTTAGGCACACGTCTAACTGCTTTGGAGTCTAGAAAGGATGTGAGTGTCGGTAAGCAAGAGGTTGTCGATGTTAAGATTGAAGGCATTGAGAAACGTCTTGAGAAGATGGAAGATATTGTTCAAAAGATGCTGGAGAACCAACAGCAACAAGCAATCAATATTGCCCAAATCTGCCAAGCCACCAACGCCAACTGTAGTTCGTAATATGCGCCCATTTCTTCTTGATTATGTCGAATCTCTTGGACACACCGTATTTGAGTCGGGTGAGTACAATTTGAACATCATCGGTATTCGCAGCCGTAATCACAAGGCCAACAGCTTTGATGATCGCATGTGTGTAGTGTTCCGTGACGAGCAAGGGTGGATTACCCGTACCTGGGAATGTACTACTGAGCCAGGTAACTATTGGCTGGAAAACCCATCTCGGGTTGAGGGAACTGCTATCCTTGTACCTGGACAATATCGGTCAGTTTGGAAGATCGACAAGCACCAGGGGAAGTACGATGCGCTCTGCCAAAGAAACGGTACGGTCAAAACTTACCGGGACAGCAATAAAGACGACATTATTGATCTTGATGTACAGTCTATTACTGAAGGCTATTATGGCATCAATATCCACAAAGCTGGATCAGCATCGACGCAAGTAGATAAATGGTCCGCTGGGTGTCAGGTATTCAGTCACAGCAAAGACTTCGAAGAGTTTATGTCTATTTGCTACGCAGCCCGAAACAAATGGGGCAATGCCTTTAGCTATACTTTGATTGACGAACCGGAGTTTTAATGGAAGCCCTGGTAGACACATTGCTATCAGGGGGCCATTTAGGCGTTTTCGCGGCGTTCTTGGTGTATCAGTTCATGGCCATGCAAAAACGGCTGGATAAGCTGGTAGAAGGCTTCCAAGAGCAACTTGATGAAATCCGTAAAGAGTATGAGGCCCGCTCTGAAAAAATGCGTGAGCGTTACGATCGGGTCATCCAAGAGTATCGAGATACAAATGACAGTCAGTCTAAAGACTTTTTGATTACCCGCACAAAGGTACACAACGACATTGTCTCGAAACTTGACCGTCTATTAGAAAAAAAGTAACCCACCCAAGTCGTGACACCTGAGTGGGTAAGTTTGAATCCACGGGATTTGTTTCAAGCTTAGACTACCTAAGCCTGATTGGTAACCACACCAATAAAGGTGGATCAATCATCATTTAACAGATAACACTTGTTATGTAAACTCAACCCCCCACCCGGTAGGAATCGCCCATTTCATGCCCCGAAATGGGATTAGGCGACGTGGGTGGGGGGCCAAGTGGATGTTTAGACTTTCTTGACTGGTGCTGCACCTTGAGTGGGTGCGATAGCATCATTGAACATATCAAGAACCCTACTAAGACCTTCAGGTGGACCATCATCGCGAGCGATGACCTTTACGTCATACTTGGCGCTGTTGTCGCTGCTACGGGTGTTCTCGCTGTGATTAGCAACAGAACCGTGTACAGTTACTTCGCAAGAAAAGAGACCAGCATTGTATTTAGCCTTGGCTGTAAGGTCAGCCTTGCTATCAGAAGTGTTCTTGCTCGACGTAGATGACTTCACTTCCATGGTGAAGCGAACTTCGGCTTCTTTGACCGATAGAGCAGGCGTGTTGATGATGGCGAGCAGTGGAACCTGGAGATCCACTTTTTCCATCGTCGTGTTTCCGGCAGCGTCTTGTACGGGCTTGTTGAACGAAAAGTCCACAGTCCGTGCGGCCATGTTGCCCTTACCGTCATCATTCAAACCGACATCTTTGATGAAGTCACTGGATGCCTTAGCAAGCAGGGTTTGTGCGTTACATGCTGCTTTTAGTGGTCCACCAATGAGTTGTTCCATTGGAAGTCCACCAAACTGTGATGACATTTGTACGAGGCCGGAATCTGCCATGATGCTCTCCTATGGAAGCAGTTTAATTAGTTGATCGTCGATTCTTGCATAACCTTCAGGTGGCTCACTGCCCTTGAAAATCAGCTTTACTTTAGCAGCATTGCTCTCTTTTTTGAACCATGATGGCGTATTTGCACATGGCCTCACCATCAGCTTGCCTTTTTTCTGGTCTGCAGTCAGACCTGCGATCTCCACAGACATTTCAACTTCGAGCGTATCCACCCGTAAGCTCTGACCAGTGGTGAGCGATTGCAGCGGGACTGGTATGCTTTTTCGTACCAGAACTCCATCTTCCCACATTGGGATTTCCATGACGACCATGCGAGGTACATATATGTGTCTTCCGTCGTCATCTGTGACCGGTTCTCCATTGTCATCAACCTTACGTTCCCAAAATTCTTCGCTTGTAATCGAATCGAGTTCATGGCGCTCTGCAATATCTGTCGCCGCTATAACCGCAGACTGTATGGAATGTACAATGTCGTCTAATGAATGATCAGGCATAATGTCTCCAAGTTATGATGTGGTAGGTGTTTCATGCGTCAGTTTCTAAAAGCCTACAAGGACATCTTGGTCTACCACGACTACGGACCCTTGTTGTTGTTCTGGAACATTGCTGATCTTGCGAACAATCGTGTACTTTGGATGAGTTACGGCGAGGCCCTGGATGGGGGCAACGAGTGGGCCTACTTTCAGTATTGCCTGTACTTTGTGGTTGCCTTGGGCATGTTGTTTAGTTTGCCCAACGTTCGATCCTGCTCGCGATTTGTGGGTGTTTACTTGCTTCTGTACATCTTCTCGACCACCCGATTTTTGGTCAACGTTTTTGATGACCCCGAGTTTGCTGCTGGTGACGTGGGTCGCAGCCTTGTGGTTACGGGCGTCTACTTTACCTTGTGGTC